ATGGAGTACGAGTCGACGTATTACATGACGCGGTACGTCAACCCGCACAGCTACATCGGCATCCAGCCGGCCCGCACCGGGAACAAGTTGACGCACAGCGACCAGGCCGTCGGCATCAACCACATCGCGCTGTGGGCGCGCAGCAGAAATGAAGTACTACAATGCGTAGTACTCGAGCGGGATGATCGCACGCATCTATGCGCAAACGGCCACAATGTCAGCCTCAGAGCGTCGCCGTGCATATATATCCGCGACGACGCTCTCAGGGTGACGTTGTGTCAGCCACCCACCGACGCCTACACGTTGAACCTGAACTCCACCACATTCCGCGATGGATAAACGTATGGTGATGTCATGCCCACCACCACCGCCCGCCGCGCTGCGGTATATCTGCGCATATCCCTCGACCAGACCGGCGAGGGGCTGGCCGTGGCCCGCCAGCGCGAGGCGTGCCAGCAGATCATCGAGCAACGCGGGTGGACCGCCGTCGCCGAGTTCGTGGACAACTCGATCAGCGCCAGCGATGCCCGCAAGAATCGGCCCGGCTACGACGGGCTGGTAAAGGCATACGAGACAAGGCAATTCGATGCGCTGGTGTGCTACGACCTCGACCGGCTCACCCGCCAGCCCCGCCAATTGGAGGATTGGGTGGATGCCGCCGAGGGCAAGGGGCTGGCGTTGGTGACCGCCAACGGCGAGGCCGACCTCACCACCGACGCCGGGCGGCTGTTCGCGCGCATCAAGATGGCCGTGGCCCGGTCGGAGGTCGAGCGCAAGAGCGCGCGGCAGAAGGCTGCGGCGTTGCAGCGCGCCCAACTCGGTCGCCCGCCGCTGGGTGTGCGGCTGACCGGCTACACCCCGAAGGGCGAGACGGTGCCCGACGAGGCCGACGTGGTGCGCCGCGTGTTCAAGCTGTTCCACTCCGGCGAGTCACTGAAATCGACCGCCCGCATCCTCACCGACGACGGCGTGATGGCCCGCAACGGCAAGCCGTGGAACCCGTCGAGCGTGCGCGACATCTTGACGAACCCGCGTTACGCCGGGCGGGCGGTGTACGACGGCCAGGTGCTCGAAGGCGTGCGCGGCAAGTGGGAGGCGCTTGTGGCCGACGACGTGTTCGACGTGGTGCAGGCGCGCCTGTCCGACCCCCGCCGACGCACCCAGCAGGGCACAGACCGCAAGCATCTCGGGTCCGGCCTCTACTACTGCGACGAGTGCGGGGCGCGCGTCACCGGGTTCGCTGGCAGTCAATACCGATGCAAGGCAACGCACGTCAACCGGGTTCGGGCTGGGGTGGATCAGTACGTGATGGACGTGGTGACCGAGCGGTTGAGCCGCGAGGACGCCGCCGTGCTGCTGGCCCGTCCCGACGAGTCGCTGGCCCCGTTGGTCGAGCGCACCCGAGAACTCCGCGACCAACTCGCGGCGGCGGATGCCGACTACGACGCCGGTTACATCGACGGCGTGCGGTATCACGCACGCACCGAACGGGTTCGGGCCGAGTTGGAGGCTGTCGAGCGCGAGATGCGCGGGTACCAGACCGGCACCGCACTGGACGAGGTGCTGGGCGCACCCGACCCGGCGGCGGCGTTCCGCGACGGGTCGCTGATGGCCCGCCGCGCGGTCATCGAGGCGCTGTGCGAGGTGCGGTTGCGCCGTGGCCGTCATGGGTCCAAGACGTTCGACCCCGACACGGTGCAGATCATCTGGCGTTCCTAGCCAGCGCCGACAATCCCGTAAACGTCGGGATTGTGAACCCGCTCAACGCCTTTCGTTCGGACGCGACCAACGCTAGTCGGCTATAGTGGGCGTCAACGCACGGGCGTCGATTGCTCCCGCAGGTAGTCCGTGCGCCGCCCGCAGACCGAACTACCGAGGCCGACATAGACGCCCCGGCAAGCGCAGCGGACATGCTCATGGCCCAGTGTGGGCGCTGCAAAGCGTCCGCGCGATGAGAGCCTAGGGACAGCGCGGGAGTGTGCCCTGCTAGGCGAACGTCGCGGAACCGCACCGATCAATTCGGAGTTCCGCGATGGCCCCCACCGCCACCACCGCCCCCGTCGGCTACCTCAACACCGCCGAGGTCAGCGAACGATTCTTCGGCGGTCTATCCGCCCAAACCATCCGCAAGTTCGTCGCCGAGGACGGCCTGCCCGCCCACCGCGTCGTGCGGCGGCTGTATTTCGACCCTGTTGAGGTCGATGCGTGGGTCCGCGCCCGAGACGGCCAGCCGGGCACACCGCCGGACCCGTACCGCGAGCACGTCAAGAAGCTGGTCGATGCGGCTCCCCCGCTGACCGCCGAGCAGGCCGACCGCATCCGTGCCGTGCTCAGTGGTGGTGCCGCGTGAGCCTGTACGACTATCGGGCATCCCAGCAGATCGGCGCGGCGGACCCGCCGTTTCACGCGCTCATCATGGCGGCAATCCGCAAGGCGGACACCGGCAACGCCGCCCGGCTGCGGATGGCGTTCCCCGACACGTTCGCCGAGTTCGAGGCGCGCTACAACGCGCCCGGCGGGATGCTGCCCGAGGACCAGGCCGTTGGCGGTGTGCGATGACCTCCCCGCGCCTCACACTCCTGCTGGCGAGCCCGCCGGAAACGACCGACCTGGACGGCCTAGCCGCACTACTGCACGCCGCCTGCGGGCAAGGCGTGTCCGTCGCCGTCATGTGCCCGACCGGCAAGGTGGTCGCCGACATCCGACAGGGTGTCTCCGACGCTGACCGTGTGCCCGTCCGCGACCGGCGAGGAAAGGTGCCGCCCGAGTTGGTCACCACGGACGCCGACACGGCGGTGGCCTGGCTGCGCGTCTACGCGGAGACGGTAGGTCACCCCGGCATCGCGGTCTGCGTCGGCACCGACGCGGCGTCGAGGCTGATTCCGACACCGGGACTGCTGCCCGGTCCGGTCGAGGGGTGGGTGACCGTCTGGCGTCGCCCCGCCAGTGCTCCCCCGCCGCCGTTGGTGTCACCGCCTTTGGTCTCGCGCACCACCCCCGACCCCGAGTGGGTGCGCGAGATGGCTGAGCGGGAGGAGGCACGGCGGAAACGGCTACAACAACAGCAACGGCGGGACCGAGAACGCTGGCAGCGGGAGCGGGAGAAGTTCGACGCTCCTCCCCGTCCCGGCGACCCCCTCGGCCTCAAGCCGATCCGTATGCACCCCGACGAGTTGGGCGACTTCGCCCCCGGCGGCGGGTCGGTGGTCGAGGGGTACTACGTCGTGCAGACGGCCCCGTCGATGCGCTTCTACTTCCGCGTCACCGTCGCCCCCTACGGCTCGGGAAAGCTCTACGCGCGGCGACTGAATCACGAGATGTACACCGGGCGCATCACGACGCAGGGCAAGCAGAAACGCAAGTACCCAATCGAGGAGTGCTGGGAGTACGCCATCCCGCAGAGCCACCACGACTGGATGCACCAGATCGCCAGATACGGGCGGCTGATGACCGAGGAGGAGTTTCAGCGGTTCGGCGCGCTGTACGGGGTGTGTGCACGGTGCGAGCAGTTGCTCACCCGTCCCGAGTCCATTGCGACGGGCTGTGGCGAGGTGTGCGCCGAGCATCTCGGGATCGCCTACCCGTCGGGTAGGCAACTCACCCCCGCTGGCACCGCCTAACCGCCCGCGACACGTCATGTACCCCGGCCAGTTTCACGGCATGACTATCCCGAGGGGGTCGGGATTGTTGCCCACAGCTACCGGCCCGAACACCGAATTGCTAAGCGAGACAAGACCGTAAACGTCGGGAAACTGGCCGGCTCATGCCCCAGCGCGTGCACGGTCGAGCCGTAACGTGAACTCACACCGCCTAATTCGCGGTGATCGAAAGGAGGACGACCCATGACCACGACCGAAGTCCGCCTCGACAACCCCGATGCGTTGTACCCGCCCCAGGCTGTCGCCGAGTTCCGCCACAAGACCGTCGGTGCACTCGCGCAGGAGAGATTCGCCGGGACCGGCCCGCGATACGTGCGTGATGGCCGCAAGGTGCTCTACCGCGCCTCTGATCTCGCCGAGTACATCGCGGCCAACACCGTCGAGACGAAATCCATCGGGGCACAACGTGACTAGACGATGAAAACAGTGATGCCGCCCGGCTCGCGCGTTTGGCTTCGGCGCGATGTTGTTGCCGGACGGCATCACCCAACGACGACTCCCCGAGAGAGTCAGTCCCTCCGGCGGACACCACCCCATCCGAAAGGTACGAAGTGAATAATACCTCCGAAGTCGGTAATGCCGCCGATGCCGAGGCCAGCACCGGCATCACCACCACCATCAGCGGCGCGCATCTGGCGAAGCTGTGGGACGCCGACCCGACCGACGCACTGAGTTCGGTGATGCCGGACGACCGCGCCACGCTCATCGCTGATTGGCTGCGCGAGGCGATCTATCACGGGCGCGACATGATCGACCCCCACACCGGCAAGCCCGACCGCGACCCGTGGTTAGAGGACACCCCGGCCATCCCCATCGACATGGTGGCCGACGGGTTCGCCGAGCGGGGCGTGGCCCTGCCGACGCGCCAGGAGGTTCGCGAGTTCGCCGAGGCCGACGGCAGCGCCGACCCCGAGATCGAGCTATTGCGCGCCCTCTACGTCCCCGACCCCGACCTGGACGCCGCCGCACCCGCCGCCGAGACGCGCATCAACGGCGTCCCTAAGTCCATCTACGACGCGCTGACCGCCGACGAGCAGGCGAAGGTCAACGCCCGCAAGGTGATCGCGCCTCCGCAATCACCCACGGCGGTCGCGCGCTGGCTGGTCCGTGAGAGGTACAGCAGCCGGAGGCTGATGCCCCCCAAGGGCACGCGCCGCAGTCGTCGGCGCGACTGGATGCCGACTCTGGTCCGCATCGACCAGGTGTGGTGCAGCTACGAGAGCACCGCGCCGGGCGAGCCGCCGCGATGGGTGGCCCACACCGACCCCGAGTGGATGCGTGGCCAGTTGCGCGAGGTGTTGCAGACGCTCTGGTACGTCAAGACCCGGCAGTTGGCCAAGGGCAACGAGTATTCGCTCAAATGGTGGAACCCCGACGACCGTGGCCTGACCCAGGTGGAGAACGCTCTCGCCGACGAGTTGCACGCCGGAACCGGCACCGCGCCGCGTGAGTTGCCCGATGTCTACGGCCACCGCCACGGCGTCTATAGCGGCGGCACACGGGTGCTGGTGCGCAACGGCGTGCTCGACCTGGAAACCGGCGAGGTGGTCCGCAACACCCCACTGTGGTTCTCCCTGAGCCGCATCGAGGCTGACTACGACCACCGTGCCGACCCCTATGCCGAGTGCGACTGGCTGCGGATGCTGGCCGACCAGTGGGGCGACGACCCCGGCGCGATCACCTGCCTCCAACAGTGGTTCGGCTACGTGTTGAGCGGGCGCACCGACTTGCAGAAGTGGTTGCTCATCATCGGCCCGAGCGGCAGCGGCAAGTCCATCATCGCCGACATCCTCGGCACACTGCTCGGCATCGTGAACGCGACCAAGCTGGACACCCTCAACAGCCAGTTCGGGTTGCAGGCGCTCTACGAGACCGGCGCGACGCTGGCGCTGATGAGCGACATTCGTTTCGGTGCACGCGACTCCACCACCGCCGTCGGCAACCTTCTCGCCATCACGGGCGAGGACGAGGTGACGGTCGAGCGCAAGTACAAGACGGCGGTGTCGGCGCGGCTGCCGGTGCGGTTCCACGGGTCGGCCAACGAGATGCCGCGCTGGTCGGACAACAGCAGCGCGCTGCAACGGCGCGCGCTGATCCTGGAAACGTCGCGCGGGTTCCGTGGCACCGACGACGACGACCCCGGCCTCAAACGGCGCATCGTCGCGCGCGAACTGGGCCAGGTGTTGCGGTGGGCCGTCGAGGGTCTGGCGCTGCTCAACGCCAGCGGGGGCCGGTTCACCCGCAGCGCCCACGCCGACGAACTCGACGCCGAGATGTCCGAGTTGTCGTCTCCGGTGCGCACGTTCGTCAACGAGTGCTGCGAGATCGGCACCGCCGAGGACTTCGTTGACCTCAAGCCCCTCTACACCGTCTGGCAGGGGTGGGCCGAGACCAACAACACCGGCAAGGGCATGAGCCTGAACAAGTTCCGCGCGGCCCTCAAGGCGCTGTACCTCGACCCGGTGAAGCCGGGGCAGAAGAAGCTACCCGGCGGCAAACCGGGCAAGTGGGCGGTCGTGTGGGGTGTTCAGCGCGCACAAACCGCCGTCATCGCGCGGGGTCTCAACGGTGTGACGGCGCAGCGGGTCGTGTCCACCGACCCCCTCGCCGACCCTTGGACGAACTAGGCGACCGACGCGGCCCGCAGACAGGTTACCCGGCCCCGAAACCGGGTTACCCGACCGGGTTACCGCCCTGCGGCGGTCCGCGCCCGGCCCCGGCGGGCGGTGTCACCCACCCCGCGCGTGGCACTAACCGGGTTACCGGCACCGGGTAACCCGGTGGTAACCCACCTGGCGGTGCGCCCCGGCAGAGTCGGCACGGCGGCGCATATACGCAGGCTGTGGGGCATATTCGGCGGTCCAGACTCCCTCTCGGTAACCCGGTAACCCAGGTAACCCACATAACTATTTGTTGTTGTAGGAGAGGGATATTTGTGTATGGGGGAATGGTTTTGGCCCGGTAACCCGGTTACGTGGGTTACCGGGTCCACGACCCCACCGCCCCACTCCGCGCCGACGGCCATCAACCCGCCGCGCTGTGGGCGGTGGCACCGAAACAACAGCCGCCGCAACCTAATTCACCGTAAAAGTCGGTGTTCTCGATTCGCGCCTAATTGCCCCACAATGGCCACATGGCCAAACCAGGACCGGCGATGAGTCGGGAGGACAGCCGCCGCCGTGCCGAGCGTGCCCGGTGGCTGCGCGGCACCGGCAAGACGTGGCAGCAGATCGCGGACTCCGAGGGGTTCCGGTCGCGGCGGGCGGCGCAGTTGGCGGTGGCCCGCCTGGCCGAGTCCGAACCCGCCGACAATGCCGCCACCTTGCGCCGCACCGCCAGCGATGGACTGCGCATCACCAAGTCGGTGCTGTTCGCCGGAATGGCCGAGGCGAAGCAGGCGGGTGACCATCAGGCCGTCGTCGCGTACGCCCGTGCCATCGCCGACGGCATCGACAAGGACGCCAAGATCAACGGGTTGCATGTTCCGGTTGCGCAGCAGGTGGACGTGAAGGTCACCCACGACCCGCGCGCCGTCATCGACCGGCTCGAATCCGAACTGCTGGCGTTGGTCGCCCAACGCGAACCCCAGACCGCCATCAGCAGCGGCAACATCATCGACGCCGAAGTGGAGGAGATCCCCCGATGACCACGATGACCCCCGAGGACGCCATCAAGGCGGCATCTTCCATCGCCCGCGACGTGGCCGACGGCAGGCTGTCGCCGACCGCGTTGGAGGACCAGGCTGTCGCCGAGTGCCGGGCGCTGTTCGGCACCGTGGGCGGTGATGGCGACCCGCTGTGGGACGTGCACCGCGACATCGCCCGCCAGGCCCTCGCGCTCGGTGCGCTGACCGCCGATGAGTTGAGCGAGTGGGCGGCGGTGTCCCGTCATCAGGCCGGTGAGGCGGTGGCCACGCCGGACCCCTCCGACACCCCGCCCGACCCGGTTCCATTCGTCAGCGTGGCGCACGGCCCCGAGACGGTGCCGTCCGACGACACCGACGACGGTGCCGTTGACATCCATCCCGACGGTGGACCCGGTGCCGTCGATCTTGACGATGTTGGCGGTGCCGAGCCGGCGGTGGTGTCCATCGTCGGGATGGTGCCGACATCGCCGCGACCGGACCATTACGACCCGACGGCGGCGTGGCTGGCGGGCGGCACCCGGCGGAACTGATCTGCCCGTCGCAAAACTATAGATTCGATACGCCACCGCGCTGCCGTGCTGCATCCAGCGTCGCGCGAGGTGGCGTGTCGCAAAAGGTGTCGCGTATCATTACTGGTGTTCGCACCGTTTCGAGACAGGACACCACCATGACCGCCGCCACCGCTACCGGCACGTTGCTCGGATACGCCCGCGTCAGCACCGGCCACCAGTCGCTCGACGCCCAAGCCGACGCACTCACCGCCGCCGGGGTTGAGGCTGCCCGCGTGTACTCCGACAAGCTCACCGGCACATCGACCCGCGAGCAGCGGCCCGGCCTGGCCGCGCTGCTCGACTATGCCCGCGAGGGCGACACCATCGTGGTCGTCGGCATCGACCGGCTCGGGCGCAACGCCGCCGAGGTCATGCTGACCATCCGCGACCTCGGCGCGCGCGGCATCGTCCTGCGGTCGTTGCGCGAGGGCATCGACACGTCCAACGCCACCGGGCGCATGGTCGCCGGGGTGCTGGCATCACTCGCCGAGTTGGAACTGGAACTTGGCCGCGAACGCCGGGCGGCGTCCCGCGCGGCGCGCAAGGCCCGCGACCTGCCCATCGGCAGGCCCAAGAAACTCGACGCCGACAAGGCGGCACTGGCCCGCCGGATGCGCGACAACGGCGAGCCGGTGCCGACCATCGCCGAGACGTTGGGCGTCAGCCGGGCCACGCTGTACCGCTATCTCGCCGACTGACCCCCACCCGACACGCCAAAACCCGGTCCCAACTTATGGGGCCGGGTTTTGGCGTCGATGCCAAACGCATTTCGCCACGTCGTAAGGCGTACGCCAGGCGCCACATTCCCGTATCCGTCGGGATAGTTTGGATAGTTTGCATTGCCGCACAACGGTTTTCGGCGTAGTAGCTTGCGCGCAAGCTAGCTAGTGTGGTGCACATGACGACAGCCTCAACCGCCCGCACCGTCCATCCCCGTGACCGCACCGCCCGAGAGTGGCGCGGCTCCCTCGGAGCGATGGCCAGCCGTGGCGAGGTCGATGGGCCGCGTGTGCAGGAGGCCACCGCAGCACTGGCGTGGTGGAAGCACCGGGGGGCGATGATCGAGACCGGCATCGACCCCGAACGGGCCGAGGAACTGGCCGACCTCATCGCCGCCGAGACCGCGACCGACGCCGAGGCGGTGGCCCGATGACCGGCATTCAGCCCGGCGTGATGGCGCGCAACCGAACGTTCGCCGCACTCGCCGCGCAGCATCCGCAGCCGCCGCGCCGGTACAGCCAGACCGAGTTGCGCCACCGTCGGCGCACCGGGTTCACGGCGGGCCACTACGACGGCGACTGGTCCTTGGTCCGCGAGGTCGCCGATGTCGTCCACCCACTCTCCGAGCGCATCGCCGCCGACGACCGGCCCACCCGATTCATGCGCGCCACGGCAACGGTGCCGTACCTCGCCGAGGCGGTCCATGAGGCTGTCGGCGTCGTCGTCGGGTGGGTGGCCGAGACCGATGCCCGCCGTCGCACCGTGCACCTGGCCGACGAGCCGGGCAAGCGGAAGTACGCCATGACCACCCTCTGCGACCTCGCGTCTCGCCCGGCGCTGCCCGACATCACCGAGGACATGATGGCGTCCGGCGCGTGGGCGGCGGCGGTGGTGGCGATGGCCGAGACGGTCGATGCCGAGTTCTCCGACCTGTTGGCGCGGGCGCATCCGCCCAACGCCGCCGCGCTGCGTGGCCAGGCGTCCCGGTCGGAACTGCTGGCGCGGTTGCTGTCCCGCACCATCGACCGCGCCGTGTTGGCGCTGGAACGCCGCCTCGACCGCGATGACTTCGCCGACCACCGCCCGACCGGGACCGACCGGGCGCGGGCCGAGTTGGCCGCAATGGGCATCGACACCGACTAAGCGCCAACGACATTCGAGGAGACGACCATGACGACCGGCCTGCCCGACTTCCCGGTGACCACCCACCCCGCGATGCTGCCTGTGCACTTCGAGGTTCCGGTGGTCAATGCGGCACCGCAGGGTCTCTACCCGGCGACGTTCTGGACCGACGACACCGGCCCCACGCGCTGGCTCAACGGCGTCGAGGTCCGTGGCGCGAACTACGGCGGCGCGGACGCCGCCGGGGTGTGGGAGGCGGACTGGTGCACACCACCCGCCATCGACAACGACGAGCGCAAGGAGGGCACCCGTCCGCCGATCCTCGACCCGTTCGACCCGCTGACGGTGTGGGGTTACGACGAGTGCGACCTCACCGAGCCGTCGCGCGCGGAGGTCCGCGACCGCGCGGCGCAGATCATGCGGTTGCAGGAACAGCCGATGGTGGAGCGGGAGTTCGCCGAGCGGCTGTTGACCGACGCCGCCGATACGGCGGCGGGCATCGTCTCGGCGGTTGACCTGACCCTGGCCCTCGGCCACCTTGAGGCGGCGTTCGCCGAGACGAACACCGTCGGATTCATTCACGCCGGGGCGCAGTGGGCGGCAGTCGCCGCCGAGTCCCGGTTGGTGAGCCGCACCGGCACCGGCTGGACGACCCCGATGGGCCACCGCTGGGTCTTCGGCGGCGGGTACGTCGCAGGGCTCGGCGACACGCTGGTGGCCACATCGCAGCCGTTCGGGTGGCGCAACACCGTCGCGGTTCGCGAGGCGATTGACGAGCGGCACAACACGTTTGCCGCCATCGCCGAGCGGTCGGTCACCGTCGGCTATGAGGCTGTCATCGCGGCAGTGACGGTGACGCCGGAGGTGACGCCGTGACGATGACCGCCGAGCGTGAGGCCGACACGGTGACCGCCACCTACGACGGGCCGCGCTGCCAGTCGTGCGGCGGGCCGTGCTGGCACTACAAGGGCAGCGTGTGGGAGTACACCTGCACCGACTGCATCGACCGCTACTTGGACGAGTCGGCGGCGCGGTGGGTCGTGCGCCAAGCCAAGGAGCGGGCGAAGAACGAGCGAAAACTGTTGAGAAACAACGACTCAGAACCTCCCGTGTCGGCGAACGGTCGGCGTTCCGACGGCGACGGCCCGGTTGTGTACCGCGCCGCCGTCGGAGCGTCGGCCACCACCACCGACGCGCCCCGATGACCACCATCAGGAAGGACACCACCATGACCCGGCGCAAGCCACCGCTGACACTGGCCACCATCACGCGGCGCGAACGCGCACACCTCGAAACGTGCGTTCACGAAGCGGCCCACGCCGTCGCTGGTGTCGCCCTCGGTGGCCAACTGCGCAGCGCGGTGGTGTCCAACAGCCGCGTGTGGGGCGTCGATGGCCTCGCCTCGTTCGCCGACACGCCCCACGGGCGTGACCCCGAGATCGCGTATGCCGGGCCGTGGGCACAGGCGAAGTTCCGTGCCGGTGGCCGCGACAACCGCCCGACTCAGCGGCAGGTGTTGGCGATTCTCAACGCGGGCGGGTACAAGGACGACCGGATGCTGATCGCTTCCGGCGGCACGCATCTGGGGCACTTCGTCACCCCGCTCATCGAGCGGACATGGCCCGCTGTGATGCGTGTGGCCCGGCGGCTCTACGACACCGGGGAGGCGACCCACGCCGACGTGTGCGCGGCGCTCGGCCTGACCGACGAGGGTGGGCCGGGCAGTGTGCAGTTGGCCAACCTGCGGGCCGGTATGCGCCCGGTGCCCGCATGACCTGACGGGCGACCACAACCACGCGGGGCCACCTCACCACCCAACGACACCATGAGGAGACACCGTGACGAACCCCACCACCGACACCGCGTCGGCTGATCCGTTCCACGACTTCTGGCTGCCCGACTACTGCCCCCGGTGCAACCCGGCGGGGCATCACGCCGACCGTTGCGTGCGCCTGGCCACCGAGACCGAGCCGGACGCCGTGACGTGGCGCGGAGGCAAGGGCGTGGTGTGCGAGTACGTGTGCGATGGCTGCGGGCACCAATGGCGTCGGGCCGACCTGTGGACCGCCGCGTGCGCCGGTTTCAAACCCGTGAAGGAGAACGCCGCGTGACGTCGTGCGCCAACCCCATCGACACGCTGACCGCCGTCCGTGCCATCGGGGCGGCGCGCCAACGGAGGCGTCCCGCGACCCCGGCGGAACTGGCCCGGCGGCTCATCCCCGGCTACGTGGTCACCCCGGCCATCAAGCTGCTGTCCGACGAGTTGGTGCGGGCCGTTGAGGAGTCCGACTCACGTCTGGTCGTGACCATGCCCCCGAGGACCGGCAAGTCGGTGCTCACGTCGCAGGTGTTCCCGGTGTGGCTGCTGTCGCGGAACCCCGACGCCGAAGTCATCGTGAAGTCCTACGGTGATGCCCTGGCCGAGGAGCACAGCGCGGCGGCGCGGCGGCTGATCGCCGAGAACCCCGCAGTCGTCGGCATCGAGTTGGCGGCGGACAAGCAGGCTGTCGGGCGGTGGCGGGTGGCCGGTCACCGGGGCGGCATGTTGGCGGGCGGCATCCTGTCCAGCACAACCGGGTTCGGCGCATCGGTGCTGCTGGTCGATGACCCCGTAAAGGGCGCGCAGGAGGCCGACTCGGACGCCTACCGGCGGCGGCTCACCGCCGAGTTCAAAGCCAGCCTGATGACCCGGCTGATGCCCGGCGCGTCCGCCATCGTCGTGCTGACCCGGTGGCACCCCGACGACCTCGCCGGGTCGCTGCTGGCCGAACCCGGCAGCCGGTGGCGGTGCGTGAACATCCCGGCCATCAGCACCGCCGGAGTTCCCGACGCATTGGGCCGCGAACGCAGCGGCGTGGCCATGACCAGCGCGGTGGGGCGCACCGCCGAACAGTTCCGCGAGATCAAGACCGAGGTCGGGTCGCGGGCTTGGGCCGCAATGTATTTGGGCACCCCCGCGACGCCCGAGGGCGGCCTCATCAAGGCGGCGTGGATCGACACGTGGCGGTTGCCCGCAGCGCCGCCGGGCACGGTGAAGATCGTCGTCGGTGTGGACCCCGCCGACTCCGGCGAGGGCGACGAGACGGGCATCGTCGCCGCCGCGCTGACCGCCGACGGCGTGGTGGCCCTCATCGCCGACGTGTCGGGCCGGATGACATCGGACGCATGGGCGGTGCGCGCTGTGCAACTCGCCGCCGACGTGGGCGCGTCGGAGATCGCGGTGGAGGCGTTCGCGGCTCGGGCCACCTACACCCGGTTGGTCACCGAGGTGTTGGCCCGGTTCCGCATGGACCGTCCCATCCGCGTGACCGGGTGGCCACCGAAGGGCACCGACCGGGGCAAGGGCGATGCGGTGGCCCGTTCTACCGGCCTGCTCGCCGCGCTGGAAACCGGACGCGCACGGGTGGCGGGGTTCCTGCCTGACTTCGAGGCGCAGGCCGTCACGTGGGAAGCGGGGCAGCATCAACCCGACCGGGTAGCTGCGGCGGTGGTGGCCTACGACGTGCTGGCGCACTCCATCGGCCAGACGATGCACGTCGTCAGTCCCATCGACACCGCCCGCCGTGCGCGCGAGGGCAAGATTGCGCCGCCGCCGCAGTGGATGACGCGCCAGATCGGTGGGCGGTGACCGGCTGCACTGCCGCGCGCACCGTCGGCCCGGCGGGCTGCGGGGCACTAACGAGAACGGGCCGGTCGAGGCTGCGCGCGGACCTCACCACCGCCGCCGAGCCGGGCGGCTGCGACTGCGCCCGATGCAACCCGCCGCCGTTGACCGACATCGAGGCGCAGCGCGCGTTGCGGCACGTGTCCAACCGGGATGCGGTGGCCTATGCGCGGGGCGAATTGTCGCTGGTCAGCATGTACGGGTGCGACGACTGCGGGGGATGGGTGCCGACGTTCACCGAGTCGGCGGCGCGCTGATCGCGCGCTGGCCGAGGACGGCTGGCCCCTCCGTTACTGACCACGTAAAGCGGAACCGGGCGCTGACGGGTTAGCTACCATCCCCGGCATGGGGATTGTCAAAAAGGGTATCGGTTGCGGCGTCGTGCTGGTGGGGGGCTTTTTCCTGGTCGGTGGCTGCGTTGCTGTGATGGTTGCGGTGTCCAGCCAAGACGACTCCTCGACAGGCACGACGACGCCGGGCCAGGCTGCACCGGCTGCGCCTCCGGCAGATGATCACGCGACGATTCCCGGCAACGGCACCCACGAGATGGGCGGGATGGACGGCAAGGACTGGGGCGTCTACGAGGCGACCGCGACCGGCAATTGTCAATGGTCGATTCGCTCCGTCGCCCGCTACCGACCGGGGCTGATCCTTGACGAGGGCACAGCCGTGCCAGGCGAGACGGTGCAGGTGAACATCCAACCCGACGGCGATGTCAGCTCTTGGGACGGAATGATTGACGACGACCATCGTCTGGTGTTTATGACTAACGGTTGCGGGGCGTGGCACTTCGTCAGCTAGATGGCATGGCCTGACCTCGATCAGGGTCGCGCACGGGAACAAGGGGAGGAAGCATGGTGTATAGGGGTGGGTGGCTCGCTGTAGGTGTAGTTGCCGGTGTAGTTCTGACCGGCTGCGGAAGTGAGGAGCCCAAACACCGCAACAGCCCGTGGTTGCAGCAGTGGAAGTCCGACAAAGCGGACATGCTGGGGTCAGCGCCGGGCATGGTCGCCCTCTACACCGCCATTGACGACATGGAACTGGTTCCTGCCAGCACGCCACTTGAGGACGTGTCGGAGCGGTTTGCGGGACCGCTGATGGCGTGCGCGTTCAATCCGAACGCCGTCAATGCCGACACACTCGACTCGCTGAACCTCCCCCAAGATCAAGCCGATGAGCTGCTCCCGAAGTACGAGGCTGCCTGCGCTGAGATGCCGATGATGATGGCGCGGGGCATGGCCGAAGGTTCCGACACCGATGAGTCCGAGCCGGGGCCGGAGTCGCCCACGGTGAAAGGCCTGCGCCTGCCAAGTGGTTCTACCCTCCGCGCCACCAATGACTCCCCTGACGGCGACGGCGGCGACGTGATGGAGATGTGGGACGTTCCGCTCAGCTACGACGACACCGAACGCTATGTGAGCACCGAGTGGGACTTCGACACCATCGGCGGTCTAGATCGCCGATACGCGGGCGATGAGGACGGCATCAGCGACGACGGATCGAAGTACCGGAAGCGGGAATGGGTGAATGACACCGCACCTGCTCGCGCACTCCTGGTGCAGGTTTACAGCACCGACGACCCCGACCGTAGCCAGATCATCATCGGCTCCTTCATCGACCAGGACGGCGACGGCTCGGTGTAATCCGGCGGTGCCCGGGCACTCACCGAGGCGGCGCGCCGATCATCGGTTCGATGATGTCGTTGAGCAGGAAATCCTCACACCGCCACATCCGCTCACCGAGGTCCATCGTTCGCATGGGTGCCGAGGCGTTGGCCACCCACTCGGTGACATCGAGCGCGTTCTCCGCCGCGCTGCTGATGTCCATGTACTCGCGGATCGTCGCCTCATCGAAATCAGCCGGAGCGTCCAGTTCGAGCAGCGGCATGGGTGCGGATTCGTCAATCGGCACGCGGCCCGTCGGCAAGTCGGCGAGGTGATTGGTGACCAGTGCGAGCGGGGGTTGCAGGCCGATGCGCACGTTGACGATGTGCGGAACGAGGGCGTGGCCGTAGCGGTGACGGTCGATGCGCGCCAATTCTTCGATCCACCACAACACGTTCGACTTGTGGTCAGGCTGGGCGTTGAACGGCTGGACGGTGCGCAGATCGCCGAACGTCGTGTCGGACAGGGCGATTAACGCCTGCCGGTGCCCCTGGCTGTCGTACTTGGCGGGGTCGGTCTTGATCGGAAAGTAGATGCTGCGCTCGTTGGGCGGCGGGTTCTGGCCGCTGTCGCGCACGGCGACGTAGTACGCCGTGCCGTCGAGTGCAGCGCGCAGGAGGTACAGCCACTCGCCGAACAAGGTGCTGATCCGCACCGGCATCGGCTCGATGGTGTTGATGACGAAGGTCCAGCGGGTGTCGGACTCGGCGTCGGCCACTAGACCGAACTGGCGCGGTTCGCGTTCCATGTACTCGTTCCACAGTGTGCCGATGGACCCGCGCACCTCGCTGGCTCGGTGCACCCGGTCGCGCAGAATCTCGGCGTCGGGTGCGGTCATGGCCATAACCTCCGACTGCGCCTAAGACTTCGACTTTGATGCTTGTCCGTGGCGGAACTCCACCACGTCGCCGTCGGCCATGACGTAGTCCTTACCCTCCATCCGCACCTTGCCCGCCGCCTTCGCCACAGCCATCGATCCGGCCTCGACCAGGTCGTCGTAGGAGACGATCTCGGCCTTGATGAAACCCTTCTCGAAGTCGGTGTGGATCACCCCCGCCGCCTTCGGCGCGGTGTCGCCCTGGTGAATCGTCCACGCACGGGACTCTTTCGGCCCCGCGGTCAAGAACGTCTGCAGCTTCAGCGTGTGAAAACCCGCCCGCGCCAACGCATCCAGCCCACGTTCGGTCTGGCCGATCGACTCGAGCAGCTCGGCGGCCGACTCGTCGTCGAGCTCCTGCAGCTCGGCCTCGATCTTCGCGTCCAGGAACACCGCATCGGCGGGCGCCACCATCTCGCGCAACTCCGCCTTTCGCGCGTCGTCGGTCAACACCGCCTCGTCGGCGTTGAACACGTACAGGAACGGTTTGGTCGTCAGCAGATTCAGTTCGCGCAACGGCGCGGTGTCCGCACCCGCGGCGAACAACGTCGTCCCACCGTTGAGGATCTCCTGCGCCGCCGCGGCCGCCTCGTGTGCCGGCCTGCGCTCCTTGTGCGTCCTGGCTTCCTTCTCCAGCCGCGGCAGTGCCTTCTCCAACGTCTGCAGGTCGGCGAGGATCAGTTCGGTCTCGATCACCTCTATGTCGGACTTCGGGTCGATGCGGCCGTCGACGTGTGCCACGTCGTCGTCGCTGAACACACGCACCACTTGGCAGATGGCGTCACTCTCGCGGATGTTGGCCAGAAACTTGTTGCCGAGCCCGGCGCCTTCGGATGCGCCCTTGACGATCCCGGCGATATCAACGAAGGTGACCGGCGCATGAATGATCCTTTCCGACCCGAAAATTCTGGCCAGCTCGGCCAATCGCGGATCGGGCAGCGGCACGACGCCCTCATTCGGCTCGATCGTGGCGAACGGGTAGTTGGCGGCCAGCACGTCGTTTCGCGTCAACGCGTTGAACAGCGTCGATTTTCCGACGTTCGGCAAGCCGACGATTCCCAGGTTCAA